TCGACAGCGTGACGCAGCGTCTGATGGCGATGGTCGACGAGCACGACTCGCCGGAGTGGCGGCGCTCGATCAAGACGAAGTTCGGACAGATGCGCGAGGCGTTGTCGAGCGGCGATCCTCGGGCGGCCGAGTTGCTTGAGGAGCTTGGCGAATTGATTGACGCCGGCGCGAGCGTCGGCTCGAACCTCGAGCACCTCGGCTCGAACCTCGACAAGCTTGCGCGCCGGATCGAGGGCGCGTGGTCCATCCATCTTCAAAAGACGCAGGTCGTCAACAAGGGCGAGATCGTCGAGATGCTGGGGCGCTTCCTGGTCATCGTGCGCGAGCACGCGGGCGACCGCGTGACGAGCATGGTGCGAGATCGCCTCATGTCGGAAATGTCGAAGCCGCTGCCGCGGCTCGCGGAGTCGACGGACCCCGAGCCCGAGGAGACCTGACCGATGCACATCTTCGACCAGATCGCGGCGCTCGAGATCCTGCACGTCGAGTTGGGATTCTCGCGCTATCGGCTGCGTGTGGTCGAGCAGTTGCCGGACGACGAGTGGGCGCACACGGACACGGACACGCACGAGATCGCGCTGCGATGCGACCTCGAAGACGGGCCGGCGCGCGAGTTCCTGATGCACGAGCTGACGCACTGCGTGCTGGAGGTCGTCGGCTACACGAGCGAGGACGTGGGCAAGATCCACGGCGACACGAACGAGGACATGACGACGAAGCTCTCTCGCGGCTTCCTGCTTCTCTGCCGTCTGAATCCAGAGTTGATGTCGGCTCTTTGCGACGATGAATCGACCCTTGATTCCTGACGATGCGACGCGGGCCCTGATGCTCGAGGCGTTGATGGAGGCGACAAAGCTCCAGAGCCTTGAGGTCGGCGAGGCTATGTTCGCGGAGTACCGCGGCGACGAGGCGCGTCTCGCGCGCAAGGTCTTCGGCGCGCGGCTCTGGGCAGCGCAGCGCGAGATCATGCAGCAGCTATCGACCAAGCGTTTCGTGACCGTGCGATCCGGGCGCAAGGCCGGCAAGACGGAGATCGGCGCATTGGCGGTGCTGTCGTTCATCTACACGAGCAAATGCGTCGTGCTGACGACCGCGCCGACGGGCCGGCAGGTGCGCGACGTGCTGTGGCAGCGCATCGGTTCGATGTGGTCCAAGGCGAAGACCAAGTGGCCGGCGATGCCCGGCGAGCTAGGCACGATCCGTCTGTCTGTCGCGCCCGAGCACTACGCGCTCGGCATCTCGACGAACTCGCCGGACCGCTTCCAAGGATGGCATGCCGGCGTGCGCCTGCCCGACGCGATCGAGGGCGAGGAGGTCGACGCCGAGGACGTGGACCTCGAGCGGTTCCAGCGCGAGGCCGAGGTCGGCGACAAGCGCCTGGTGGTCATCATCGACGAGGCCGCCGGCGTGGACGACGCGGTGTATCGAGCCATCGAGGGATCGCTGTCGGGCCCGAACGTCCACGTCCTGCTGACCGCGAACCCGACGATCGACGCGGAGTCGGACCACTTCTTCGCGCGCAGTTTCAGGAACGGCACGCGCTGGCACCGCGTGCGGATCTCGTCGTGCGAGGACGACGCGCCGGATCCCGTGCCCTACGACTCGTTTCACGTCGCGCCTGACTGGCTCGCGGACAAGGAGTGGGTCGAGCAGATGCGCGCGGAGTGGGGCGCGGACTCGCCGCTCTGGTCGGCCTACGTGCTCGGCAAGTTTCCCGAGCAGAGCCTCGAGCGTCGATTCGTGACGAAGGGCATGCTGGTCGCGGCGCTCGGCGCGGATCTCAGCGAGCCGAAGAGCGTCGGCGACTTGCATCTCGGCGTCGACGTCGCGCGGCAAGGAAGCGACGAGAGCGTGGCGACGCTCTGGTCGAACGGCGTGTTGCGCGAGCAGATCTCTTGGCGCTTGCCCGACTTGATGCAGACCTCTTCCAAGATCGTCGAGCTCGCGCGCGCGTGGGGGCTAAAGGGCGAGTCGATTCCGGCGCGGAACATCCATATCGACGCGGTGGGCATGGGCGCAGGCGTGGTCGACCGCTTGAAGCAACTTGGCTTCTACGTCGACTCGGTCGACTTCGGCGCATCGGCGAAGTACGACTGGCGCGACCTGACCGGCCAGATGGTGTTCAGCGATCGCAAGAGCGAGCTGCACTGGGTGGCGAAGCGTCTGCTGGAGGAGCGCCGGATCACAATCCCGGAGAAGTTCGGCGAGCTGTGGCGGCAGGCTCAGTGGGCGCGCTACGAGTTCGAGGACAGCGCGAAGGGCACGCGGGTCGCGTTGCATCGGGACGACGGCAAGGACGGCTTGCGAGAGCGGTACGGTCGAAGCCCTGACCAGTGGGACTCGGCGATCATCGGCCTGTCGCGCGGCGCGAGCGTGCGTCCTTCGATCGGCGTGGCACCGCGGAGTAGCTTGTCGGTCTTCAGGCGTGGGAGGAATGGTTGAAGGTTCAGCTTCACAACGGCGAATGCATCGAGGTCATGCGCTCGATGCCGGACAACTCGGTCGATGCGGTGGTGACCGACCCACCGTACGGCCTGAGCTTCATGGGTAAGAAGTGGGACTACGATGTCCCGAGCGAGGAAGTGTGGCGTGAGTGCCTGCGTGTTTTGAAGCCGGGCGGTCATCTGCTCGCGTTCGCCGGCACGAGGACTCAACATCGGATGGCTTGCAGAATTGAGGACGCGGGCTTCGAGATCCGCGACATGATCGCGTGGGTGTATGGTTCGGGCTTCCCGAAGTCGCTGGATGTGTCAAAGGCGATAGACAAGAGCAACGGAGACCCCAACAGATTGCACAAGTTCACAGCTTGGATGCGATCAACTGGTTTGACAGCGCGCCAACTAGATGAACTAACTGGTACGAATATGGGAGGCCACTATCTCACTAAGGCCAGCCAGCCAGCTATTCCGACACCAGAACTATGGGAAGTCATCAGGCCGCAATGCCGAGATGTCCCTTCGTGGGTCGATGAACTTGTAGAGAGGATCCAAGCCGAGCGCGAGGTGGTGGGGCAGAAGACATCGGGCATTGCCAATCGTGAAGACATAAACAGGCACACGATTGGAGGCTCGTCTTCAATGGTAGTCAACATCACCACCCCCACAACTCCAGCCGCTCGTCAGTGGCAAGGCTGGGGCACCGCGCTCAAGCCAGCCCTTGAGCCGATCACGATGGCACGCAAGCCGTTCACGAGCAGCGTGGCTGCGAATGTCGTCGAGCATGGAACGGGCGCGATCAATGTGGATGGGTGCAGGGTGGGCGATGCACTTGCAGGCCGCTGGCCGGCGAACCTGATCCACGACGACGGCGACGAGGTGCAGCAAGTCCTAGGTGATGCGTCTCGCTTCTTCTACTGCGCGAAGGCGAGCAAGTCCGACCGCGACGAGGGACTCGAAGAGATGCCCGAGGTGCATCGAGTCAACGGCAACAAGTGGACGGATCAGGACTATCGAGTCATCAATGGCGAGCGACCGGAGACCGCGGAGTCTGGTCCTCGGAAGAACATCCATCCGACCGTAAAGCCGACTGACTTGATGCGCTACCTCTGCCGCTTGGTGACGCAGCCCGGAGGCGTGGTGCTCGATCCGTTCATGGGCAGCGGCTCGACGGGCAAGGCCGCGGTCCTCGAAGGCTTCCGCTTCGTTGGCATCGAGCGCGACGAAACCTACTTCGAGATCGCCAAGCGAAGGATCTTGAACACGGAGGCCAAGCAGGAGCCGTCCAGCAAGCAAGGAGAGCTGTGGTAGTCGCTGAAGAATGCGCACACCACGAGGAGGAACATGGTCGGTCGGCGGAGAATCAGAAGAGGAGGGCGCATGGTGGTCAAGAAGATCGTGAAGGATGACTTGGTGCTGCCGTGTTTGATTCTCTGCGACGAGGGCAAGCCGGATGAATGCACCCCGAACCAGTTGTTCGCGCTCTGCCAGCGCGGATGGATCGTGCTCGGCTCGGAGGGCGACGGCCGAGGCGGCATCCTGCTCTACGCGAGTCTCACTTTGCTGGGCCAGAGGGAGGCCGCGATGTACCGCAAGACGCGCGGACTACCTCCTCGAGCGCGAGACGAATCAGGACCGACGACTTGATGCGATGCCGAGTTGCGATCGCGAACAGGGCGGAGTAGGTGGACTTGTGTAACCTCGTGGTGACGACGACGAGTGCGTCTGGCCCCTTCGTGCGGGGCCGGAGCATACGGTCGGACTTTTGAGGCTGGGCGATGCGAGGATCATAGCGGTGGACAAGCGAAGCCAACCGAGTCCCTTCCGGCGTATTCCCGGGAGTGAGTTCGTCGTCGAGCGCCCGCAGCTTGCCGGCGTCTCTAGGTCCATGGATTCTTTGCTGAAGCAGATCGGCTTGCAGCGCGCGAGCCTTGGCGGTCGCGACGAAGTCGAGGATCCGCTCTACGACTCCTGGGTTGTGTTCGCCTGCGTGCAGGTGCTGACCGAGGCCGTGCGTCAAGTGCCGCTCAAAGTGTGGGAGTCCGACGCGGCCGATGCGCAGGAGGTGCCCGAGGATCATCCGATCCGGCAGCTCTTCGACATGCCGAACTCGGACATGGGCTTGTCGGACCTACTGGCCGCGGGCATGAGCCATCGCAAGCTCTCCGGCGAGGATTGGTGGTTCCTGATGGACGCGGAGGGCAAGCCGATCGTGCCGTCGATCGACGCGCGCGCGCCGATCCCGATGCCCACGGTTATCGTCCCAGTGTCCGGCAGCTACGTCGAGGACGAGCGCGACCCGTCGACCGGCCGCATCCAGCGCGTGCAGTACGGTGCCTCGAGCACGAGCGCGCCGCCGGTCTTTCCGGTCGGCTCGACGGTCCATTTCTACGACTACAACCCGGCCGACCCGCAGCGCGGCTTGTCGCCGCTCGACGCGGCGATGCGCGTGATCTCGGTCGGCTTCCAGACCGAGCGATATCAAGAAGCCGTCATGCGCGGCGGCGGTCCGGGTGCCTTCCTCAAGTACGAGGAGGGGATGTCGAACGACGAGGAGTTCCGGCTTCAGGAGTCGGCGAACGAGGCGATGCGCGACCCGGACGTGGTCGGCGGCTTCAAGGTCTTGACCGGCAAGGTCGACGTGTTGCCGAATCCGGCGACGCCGAAGGACATGCTCCAGCGTGAGACGCTGGGCTGGGTGCGGGACACGGTGTGCAGCATCTTGCAGGTGCCTCCGCCGGTGATCGGTAACTACGACACGGCGACGTATAACAACGTCACCGAGGCCTACCGCCAATTCTGGCAGTCGGTGAAGGGCTACCTCGACTCGGTCGCCGAGAAGATCAACAGCCACTTCCTCGGCCGCTTGCAGGACCCGCGGCTCGCGGGCTGCATGGTGTCCTTCGACTACTCGGGCATCGCGTCGCTGCAAGAGGACCATAGCTCGAAGTGGAAGCTCGCCGCGGAGCTGGCCGCCTACGGTGTCGGCTTGAGCTTTAACGACGCGACCAAGATTCTCGGCCTCGAGGCCGAGACCGTGGACTCGGCGTCGACGGTGTTCGTGCCGGCGTCTAATCAGGTGTTCGCGGTGAACGATCCGAACACCGGCGACTCGGAGCCCGTCGCGCCGGATGCCGGAGCGCCGGCCGCCGAGCCGATGCCTGCGGCTCCTGCGGCTCCTGCCACGCCGGCAGCACCCGCGGCACCCGAGGGCCTGAACGGAGCGCAGGTCGAATCCCTGCTCCTCATCGCCGAGCGCGTCGGCTCCGGCCAGTTGACGGTCGACGCCGGCGCGGCGCTCATCAACGCGGCCTTCCCGTCCATCAGCCTTGATCAGGCGCGCGTCATTCTTGGCGGCGTCTCCGCGCCCGCTGCGCCTGCGGCCGCGGAGATGCGGTCCAAGATGCTCGACACGCGCGAAGAGCGCGTGGCGTTCGCCGAGGCGATCTACGCGAAGACGCTGGACCAGTCCGAGCGCAAGATGGCGTCCGAGGTCCTGACGTGGCTTCGGCGCTACGAGCGCGCCCAGAAGGAACGCCTCCGCGACGTGGCCGAGAACGGCGTCGCCAGCACCTCGAAGGCGTGGACGCAGCGCGAGGTGGAGTCCTATCTCCTCCTGAACAAGGAACAATGGGCCGAGCAGCTCGACGCTTTGATCGCCCAGACGGTGACCGCAACGTGGCAGGCCGGCCTGACCGAGACGGCGCAGCTTCTCGGCATGGTGTCGGTCGACGTGACGGAGCCTCGCATCCTGCGCCTGATCGCCGACCAGCGCGCGCAGATCGTCGAAGGCGTGACCTCGCGCCTCGCCGATGAGATCCGCGACCGTCTGCTCGTGAAGCTGTCGGGCCCGACTTCGACGCCTGAGTTGGCTGGAGAGTTGACCGAGATCCTGCCCGAGCTCGATGAGGAGCTGGGCCGCGTGTTCGGGAACAAGGAAGCGCGTGCGCTTACGATCGCTCGCACGGAGACGGGCAAGGCGTACAACTCCGCCAGCTTCGACCGATACCAGGAGTCGGGCGCGACGGGATTGCAGTGGGTGGCGTCGAACGACGCGGCCACGCGCGAGAGCCATCGTGAACTCGACGGGAAGATCGTGAGGCCCGGAGAAGAGTTCAAGCCCGGGCTGCGCTACCCGAACGACCCAAACGGCGCGCCCGAGGAAGTCATCAACTGCCGGTGCGTGATCGCGCCGATCATCTGAGGAACCGCATGGAGATCTTGAACAAGAACTCGGACGTGCAGCAGCTCGCTGCCCGAATCCTGTGCGGCGTCGCGACGCTCGAGGAGTTGTCGGCTGCGAAGTCGGAGGACGTGTTCGCGATCAAGACGGACACGAGCGCGATTCACGTCCGCGGCTTTGCGGCTCCCGTGATCAAGGCCGACGAGACCTCGCGCACGCGGCGCTTCATCGCGAGCGACGAGACG